TGTCACTGTCCGCGCCAGTACCAACATCAAAGTTAAAATACTCTCCAGATGCAGAACCCCATAAATAGTCCGGCTGTGCAGGAGTGCCACCAAACCATAATCTATTTTCATGGAACGTTACCGCCGACGGATACCCACGAACCTCCGAAAAGCTCTGTTCATACCAGTCACTTGTCGGCGCAGTCGAAGCAACGCGGGGTGCGCCGCCTCCAACCTCTGTCTGACTAGCTGTGCTTCCCGCCGTAAACTCGTATGTATTTTCGTCAATGACTTCAGCGATTGTCCGAGTGCCATTAATCTGATTAGCACTAAGTCCACCAACACCATCGGCACGATCAATAGTAATAGTAGCACCAGCTGATAAACCGTGACGAGGATGAGTGGTAATGACTCTGCTACTGCCCGCAACCGTTTGGAGAGCATCAATGATAAGTTGCTTCCTGATAACCCCGTAAACAGTTGCCGTAACCTGCGTAGGACTTGTATAAGCTGTAATTTCACAGTGAGCCTCATGTATTAAAATATATGTTCCTACATGATTTGACGTAAAATAATTTGAAGACGCAGTTAAAGTTACGCCCGTTCCGCTAATTGCAGACGGTGTAATTGTTGTGCCGAGCACCTGAAAGTCATGATATGGCTGCTGTATTTTTGTTCCATCAGCAGATGTGTCAAACTCATATGTGCTTACTTCAAATGTTGTAAGGCTTGTACGAATAATTGTCCGCGTCATAAAACGTGGGTGCGCAACAAACATAAAGTCTGAGTTAGTTGCAAATGTAAACTGCTCAAGATAGTCAGTTGTCCAAGGCAATGCGGCAGAATTAACATCCTGAGTAATTGTTTGGATCAGAGACAAAGCCTGAGTTATTGGATTAACAAAAAATATTTCTAGCTTCTGATTAGAAAAAGCAAAGATATATTGTTCGTCATCAGAGAATACAAAAGGCTCCAGCCGAACCTGCAAGCGATCAGAGGTTACCGACTTGTTAAACTCATGTATCTTTGTAGTGCCTGGGCGCTTTCTAATTCCACCTTCACCAAGAATCAAAAAGTTTGTAACCTTCTTGGCAGCAGATTTATATAGTTCAGTGTCTACCCTAGAGGTAAACGCTGGACTAAGTTCACCAAACTCGAAGCTATTAATAGGAATCTTGATCCTTTGCATTAGCCTCGCCTTTCGGTAATGAACCTCGATGTAACAAGTTTGCGAGTTGTTTGTTGCTGGCTGTCTAGGGATTTAGCGCGACGCATAGCAATCTCGTACTTTTCTTCCATCATGCTAATCAAAGCAGGATCACGAGCAATACTGCCAGCAAAGACAGCGGCCATTGCATACTCTACAGCAATCGTAAAGTAAGAAGGCCAATCCACTTCATCAGCACGATATGTATAGTCTGCAACAACGTCACTTACAGTACTTAAGTCTGTAAAGATTTTGTTGCCGTACTTTTGATATTCAATAGGTAGGTCAGTGGTTGTTACTGCATGAAGCATTAAAAGATCGTTAGGTAGCTGGTAGGCCACATCATAACGACCAGTAGGTGCATCTGTTAGTTTGTTAAGAACACGCTGTTCCGTTGCAAACCTCCACCGCGTATGACACAAATTAGCGCGAGCAATATCCTCATACATATTGACCGCGACTAAGGCTTCTGTTGTGCCATCTTCAAATGAAGTAATAGGCTCTGCCCCGATCAGGATCAAAGCCCGTGCACAAATATCTATAGATGAGTTTGCAATAGTTGATGCCATAGCAAGTTAGGGGGAGCCGAAACTCCCCCACCCTTATTAGGTATTGTTGTCAAGCAACTCATAGACACCGTTGTTATCAATAACAGTGGCGCCCATTGAGAGGTATGACGTTACCAAATGAGACACTTTCTGCGGAACGTAATTGATTTCAGTCGTTACGTCCGAGTTAATGCCAAGACCTACAGCAGATGTGTGGTAAGCAAGGTTCTTACCAGCCGTTACTGCTGAAGTTGAGAAGATGTTGAAGCCAAGGAATTGCTTCATTGTCATCCCGCCAGCGAACGGCAAGTTTTGATCGCCAACATAATCCGAACTTGCAAACTCGTTAATGTTGAACAGATCAGCAAAACCTGCTGGGTGCATAGCGATATAACGTTGTCCGTCTTCTGGAATGTCTGCCGCACCAAAGGTTTCGAACAGGAGCAGAAGATCAGCTTTACCAACGGCGCTCGATGTGTCGTTGATCTGAGTAGCGTTAGCACCCGAATCCATGGCCGTGATAAGAATTTCGTCTGTCTTACGGCCCAAAGCAGCAGCGGCAGATTTAGCAACAGCTTGACGCTCGTCGATATTGATTTTCAATTCGTCGAGACGATCAATGTATTCTGGTGCATAGAAGTCAGCCATCGTTGCTTCAACGTATGTGTGTGCCAATTCCATAGCAGTAACGTCACCGTTACGAGTTTTCGTGTTAGCAGAACCAGCACCGATTTTTTGGAAGCGAACCGTGCTTCCAGTTACATTGCCTACTGTGCGAACTGTATTGCGGAGTTTAGACCCCATACGCTGATAAGCCATGTGAACTTCGGACTCGAACTGCTTAATGAAGGCTTGGTCGATTGTATTAGCCATTTTAGCATGTCCTTATAAAAAGAAGTTAAACATATTTATCGGATTGGTTGTCCTCTTTAAGCATCAACTGGTTATCCTTACGGGCCATCAGCTTCTACAAGGGCCTTTCACAACTATATAAATGCCTTAAATTCACATAATTTGCAATAAAAAAAGAGGCTCACGCAGGGAGAACGTGAGCCTCAGCCCGATGGAGGAACAGATCACGGGCTACTATTTGTATAATTTTGCAAAGCCTTCGTCAACTTGCTTAATAAAAGCAGGGTCACGTTGGTTCTGGTTCCAGTAACGCGGATCGCTCATCATTGATCGAAGGTCTGCTTCAGACAACCTAGATGGTGTAGACACATCATTACTTACCTTTGTATCTGACATGTTTTGCATCATTACTTCTAACAGCCGGACACCATTTGCAGACTGCCCAAGCCGCAGAATTTCTTCTTGATACTCATCGTCAAATTGATTTTTTGCCCACAATGCAACAGCTTCGATACGAGCATTAGCGTTTTCGCCTAGCTTCTCACGCTCTGCATCTAAGTCTGGTACGGGAATCATATCAGCAATATCATTCAGGCCTTCAACAAACTCTTCTTGGGTAAATCCATTCTTGTGTGCAAACTCAGCATAACGCAACAAAGCGTTATCATTTATCTGCATACTCAATGGCAAATCTTCCGGTACTTCATATCCACCAGAATCTTGAGGCACGTTAGACATAGCCTCTTGCTCAAGTTCGCTTATAATACTTTCGCGCAACTCTTCTTGGCTCTTACCCAGTTTGCTTTCAAGCTGAGAATAAGAAGATACCAAGTCTTCTGCTGTTTTAAATTTTTCTGGCAACCACTCAGGTCGATCGCTTGGAGTATCTACCGGAGTTTGGATTTCAGTATTTTCAGGGGTGGCGTCAGGTACAGCGGCAGATACCGCTGCATTATCTGTTGCTTCACTCATTGGTTTTTACCTTTTCTGCATGTTTAATACGCCTTTCAATAAGGCCGACTAAGTAACGCTGGCCTTCCAAATGGCGCAACTCAGCGTCACCAATGTTCGCGCCACTTACAGCTTCTATTGTTATAGAGCGCAAGTAGCGCAGAACCTCTTTCCCCAGATCACCAGAGAACAATGCTGCTACGTTTTGTGAAATCTTTTCGTCCGCTGCTTGACCACGGACAAAGCCATCAATGCTAACTTTTGACATCTATCCCATTACGGGAGGTTGCTGTTGCTGTGCCATCATCTGCATCATCTGTTGCATTTGACGACGTTCCTCCTCGTCCCTTATTAAAGTATCCGGCACACCAAACTTCTTGCCAAGATATACTGCCGCCTCTTCTGAGTTAATCAACATATTAACCATTTCTGGCCCGAAGCGTACCGCTACCAATTCAAGGAAGCGATCGACTACTGTAATATCTTGATTAGCTTGTGCCTGTGCAAGCGGCGATACACTACGCACTTTTACCTCACGACCATTAACTGTCGGAAGGTCAATACGCCCTTGCTTCTTCAGAATATATACAACACGCTGAAGGATAGGCTGAACCATCTCTGACATCAAACGCCCAAAGGCAGAACCAATACGGCGAGACAAATCAGCCATACGCTCGGCTACTTCTGTTGCTGTAGCAGGGGTTTTGTTAGGGTCGCCCAACATGTCATTATAAAGCGCACGCTTAATATTAAGGCGCATGTCATTAAGAACCAAACCTGCCACGTCAAAACTACCAGCAGGACTAATAGGCTGAAGGCCAGCCGTACCAGGGGTTTTAGGAATGACGGTGCCTGGAACCAAATTGATTGTATCAACATTAATTACACCATCATCATCCATCTGATAAATACCAGAGATTGCCATTTGTGCGTTCTCAAGTATCAACTCAACAGTTAAGTTTGTCGTCTTGATTGCACTCAAGGCATTAACCAGAGGGCCGCGACCATAGGTTTCGCCAGCAGCTTTAGACCAACGGAAAGCAACAAATGGATTAGAACCAATACCTTTAAATATGTCAGACATAATTAATTCTTGGTTCTGCAAATCAATTACATAATAGCCATAGCGCTCTTCGTTTATCACATCGTACAAGCGACAAACAACCTCAAGAACCTTTACCTTGCCATCTGGAGTTTCCTGCATCCGGCGCTGCATCTGTGTGCTGAACTTACCCTTCTTGTAAACATAGGAAAGGTCTTGGTAGCGCAACTCACGTTCACGATATACATGATCGATCTTATCGTTAGGGCCAGACTCAAGGACAATGTGCGGCAGAGGGATTGCTGTAAATCGAATTGGTGAAACAGCATCACCTTCATCAACCATTAAGCAAGCAGT